CTCGTATATACTGTTCGGTATAATGGGGTGTTTATATCCTTTTTTCAAATCTATTTCTTTGACAAAACGACCTTTTTCCTTTGTAGAATTATCTGATTTTTTTGTGATGTAGTTGTTAACATCACTACGGATATAAGTAGCATATGTTGTGAACTCGAGCGCAAAGCCTGTTTTCGATTCCCAATTTTTGCATACCTCGTTATATTTAGATTCCAAATTTCTATCTAATTTACAGACAACTCCATCTGTGTTTGCTGATATAACCAGTATATTGTTTATTGTCAATTCCTCAATTAACATCAATAAATAAAGTTGCCCCGATATAGTTACACTAATAAATTGTTTAAAATCTTCTAGCCAAAATGTATCACTCCCTAATTTACCAAATATAGAATTGACAGTAATTTTTAAACCGTCGGCTTTTACTTTATCTTTATTTTTTTTTGCTTCTATTCTTTCTTCTGTTATTTTTTTTAGTATTGTAATAAAGGTTTCATCTAAATGCTCGGGTATTAATTTATTGTTTATAATTATATTAGGATAATACGAAGTAACATCCGCATCGATTATAATATATTTTTCATCGGTATAAAAAATATTAGGTTTGTCTTGGGTATGCAGTCCGCCTACCCCCAAGTTGTATGTACAATTAGCAAAATCTATATCTTTATTATAAACAAAATTATTTTCAGCTACAACAATAGTATCACATATTTCAGAATATAAATTCTGTAATTTTGCTGTTTTGAAGTTTATATTTTTTCCAACGCATTCAGATAAACTCATTATTTGACGTTTTGTGCGCAACTTCCTAATATCACGAATATCTTTCCTGCTTTCGGTTTCATAAAATTTTTCCAATAGCACATTTGCTATTTTGCTTTCACTTGCGTTTTGCAAATCTACGGCATAATGAGTCGATAATTCTTGACGTAATTGTATTTGAGGTTGTAATACCTCATAAAGTTTATGCGAAATAGCTACATCATTATAATTATAGCTTTTGATAAGTTCGAGGTCATTTACTGTAACTATATGATTATGGTCTAATGGTAAATCTTGGATTTTGTGCCATTGAAGATTAATAGATATTTGTTTTAACCCTATTCCTAATTTATCAAATCCCATTATTTTCATTAAGTCAACTTGTTTCCATAAATAATTATTATAATGAGCAAATTTATAATTACCATCATCTCGATTATTAGAAATAATTTTAACAGATAAATCGAATATGTCATTATTAATATCACTACCATTATAATTATATATCAATGATAAAATAGGATAATCATAATATAAATTATTAAATCCAATAAGCAAATCAACAGAAGTATTGAGGAAATTAATTAATTTTTCTCTTTCATCTATTTTCAAATCCCAGCATATAATAAAATATCGGATATCGTTTATATCTTGTTCATTGAGAAAAGTAACTCCGAAAAAATTAGGAAAAACTTCTATATCATATATATATTTACTTTTTATAGGGGTATTATTCATCGTCATCATTCCCGATTTCCGTCGCACATTCATCACATATGTAATGGTCATTACGTTTTGTAAGATCACCATTATCGTATTTTTCGCCACACCAGTCACAGAGTGAACAGGTAGGAAATTCGGGAGGGTCAAAATAGTCGTCGAGACGGGAAACATTAAACATTTTATATATATCCTTTATACTAATTTTACCATAAACTTTGTTACTCATTAGGTTAAAGTATTTACCGATGTATGTGGACATCGACTTCGAATCGAGCATAACCACTGACAAAAATATTTATTTTTATTATTGTAATCCCAAGCGGTTTCGGATTTTATATTTTGCAGAACACTATCTACCCACGATAATGTTTCTGCTGTTTCTAAACTATTTATTTTTATTTCAAAAAACTGTTGATTTCTAATGAACCATAAAAATATTTTGTCAACGACAACACCAGTACTCCACCAGTAAAATTGAGCATATAACTGTAGTTGGTCAGCATAACCTTTTAACTTGAGTTTATCATATTTTGGATTTTTTAATTTGCTTGTTTTATAATCTAACAGGGTTATAAACCCAGTCAAATTATTTTTAAGTACCATATCTGGTATAGCTACAAATTTATAACCTTTGTAATCTATATTTAATTTTTCTTCTATTGATATTATTTCGTAATTTGATTTATTAAAATTGAAATTAGCAAAAAAATTTAATCCTTCATCATAATATGCTGACGACATTCCTTGTGGATATGGAGGAAAACTCTCTGTAATTTCTGTATAATAATTATCTATATAATATCCCGCTAATTCCCAACTAGCTAATTCGTCTCTAAAATATTTTTCTAGTATTTTATGACAAAAAGAGCCGAATTGCCCAAACGAGGACTGGTCTCGAGTTGCTCGTTCTATGTATGTTTGATACCATCCGTATTTGCAATTATCAAAGGAATTAATGTTCGAGTAAGAAAATGTTATGCTGCTAGTATCAATATTGGTCAATAGTATCTCCTCACGCCCATTCTGGAGCGTTTGCATTTGGAATAATCGCGGATATAATATCCTTAGATGCGTTCCACGAATATCTTTTATTTAGTTCTTGCGATGTATTGTAATATCTACGACTTTTATATTCATAATGCACTTTGAAATCTTTTGTCTTACCGGTATATCTGTTTTTCAATACGGATATTGACGAATCTTCCGAGAAAGGTTCTTTTCCTTTTTGATATGTGCCATCTCTATTTTGCACACCTGCTTGTTCAGCTTCAGAAAACTTTTTTGTTGATAAAACGTATTGCGCCAAATTAGTTATTGCTCCCGAACCACCAACATCATCCGCACCAACATCATTGCTGAATTGAGTCTTGCGTGGGTGAACAACTAGTACAATCAATACATTATATAAATCAGCCATTGTGATTAGTTTAGCTATAAAATCTTTCTGTCGTTCGTATGTTTGACTATCGCTGCCGACATCCATAACTAGCAGATTATCCAATACCCATATCTTTGCACCATATTTTCTAGTAACAGCAATTGCTTTTTCTAAAATATCGTCTGCGCTACTGCTATGTTTATTGTCGTATATCCACAATCTATCCATGTACCATTCTTTTATCTGATTACGCGCTTCCGCATCTATTGTATGAATAATTCCGCGCTCATCCATTACAATTTTTTCCTGTCCCGCAAGTGTAATATCTATCCACGATTTAAGAACTGGAGCAGATAATTCTCCGCTAAAAATAAAAGAATCGTAGCCTTGCTCTAGCCCTTCGCAGATAAAAGATTGATTAACCAGCGAAGATTTTCCCTCTCCTCGTTTGCCTGTAATGATAACAACATTACCAAATAAAAATTTATACACAATATCATCAAGATTTTTTAGCCCTGTTGTAATCCCAGCAGCTTTTTCTATATCAAAATCTTCAACCAAAGCAAGATTTAATACTCCAGCTACCGGAAATTCATAAGCGTTTTTAATTAAATCTATTACTTTAGTTTTACCAAAATAAAATAGAACCTCATTAGCATCTTTACATAATATTTCTGTGCCGTCTTCTTTTGTTATAGGGACAGTAATATCAATATAGAATGTCCGCCATGTTCCTAATCTTGCCGAAACATCTTTTCGCATTTTTATACCCGGAACATCGGAATCCGACCATATAATAATTTTATCAAACTGCTCTAACCAGTCCCAGTTTTCTTCAATCCACCCAGTATTATTGCTACCGAACGGTACACTGACGACATTCTTATACCCCGATTCTATTATAGCTAAGCAATCGGACTCGCCTTCACAAATTACTAATGGCAGTGTTGGGTCAATTCGATTCATATTATACAATATAGGCATAGTATCTGATTCTTTTTGACTCCAAAACTTTCTGTTTTTATCAGTTACTTTTTCTGCTGACCTATATTTAACTAATCCTAAAACATCATTAGAATCATAATAATGGTACACAATATTACCATATTTATCTGATTGAACATCGGCATAATTTAATGTACTTTCCGATATTCCTCTACTATTCATATATTTAATTATTTTTGATTTTTCATTATTGTTTTCGCGATGCGGATATTTGTAATCTCTTTTACTTTTTACATTTTTTTCGCCGAGCGGATATTCTATGCCCGCATTTGTGAACAGTTTTTTGACAGCATCCAGAAATGACAAATTATGGAAAGCAATATAATGGTCGATTGCTCCGTAATTAATGCCGCACCCAAAGCATTTAAACGCATTATCTTTAGCGTTCCAAATAAAACTTGGAGTATCTTCTTTATGGAAAGGACAGCAACCTCTTAAATTATACGCGTCCCACTTTTCAATATGCAAGTCACTTGCGATTTCAAATGCTATATTTTCTTTTAATTTGCTTTTAGCTTCTATTATTTTTTCTTTATCAACTAACATATTTTCCCACTTTTGATAACAATAGACAGAAATATCAAATAATTTCTGTCTATTGTGATTAATGTTTACTTATAAATTAGAATGGTAAATCTTTGCTTTCTTCCTCTGTATCGGCAACTATAGGAGGAGCATCCATATTT